GTTTTAGCCCAGTTAATAATCTCGGTATTGAGATGTTTCTCCATCGCGTTAATGATCTTGTGAGCTTCTGGAGTAATAGAACCGTCTTTTACAAGAGGTAAATTAAGCTTATTGAGAATGGGTTGAATTGTTGTATAAAGTGAGTCAGTATCACCGGCAATAATAAGTGACTCATCAATACCGAACTTCTCCTTAGCCCAGGCATCTACAATAGCGCCACCTGCTTTAGCAACAGCTTGACCAGTCAAAGTAATCGAAGAAGCGTTATCGATATCCATAAACGCCGAATGCTTGTTAGCAAATGTACCGTAAATGGAGTTTAAAAGAATCTTGAGCGTGTATTGCAGTGTATCGAAGTATTGAATCTTACCAATAGTATCTTTATCTTTCTGCTTTGTCTTCTTGAGCTTAATCATCTCATTTCGAGCGTACACCCGCTCTTCGTAGATACTATTAATCAGATTAGGACAAACACCTTTGAACTTTTGAGAATATAGAACACCTGCTTTTGACAGAGCTACATTTTCGTCCTTTAAGAACTTTTTAAGCTTGTCTACTGTGACTTTAAACATACCACCAGACTCAAGCTTGATCTCAACCTCTTTATCATACTCTGGATCTCCAGTTACGATTTTACCAAGCTTAGTCTCTGAACCAATATTAAGAGTAATAATGGTGTTCGGGTATAGAGAATTAACGTCGAAGCTAACGATAGCTTCTTTAAGACCTCTCTCGGGGTCACGTACATAACCGCCCTCCAGAGACTCCCTCTCTGTTTCGTTCTTAAAGGTAGGAATGATATAGCCCTGCTTTTGTGCTTGGAGAGTCATAGCACCAGTTACAATTGATACCTTACCTAAAGCTCTCTCAAAGTTTGTACAACCTTTATAAGATAGTAGACGAATAATCTTAAGGTAGTTAAGCTTCTCTTCAAGCTTACGTAGTAGGTCGACGTCTTGAATGTTATAGTCTACAAAATTTTCCCAATCAGTTTCAGATAAAGAAGAAAGATTAGTAGCATTAATAGCGAGTTTACCTTCACCGAGCTCGTATTCGCAGATGTAATTCAAAGAGAACGACTCTCTATCGCCCTTCGAATATGTCTTGTAAATTTCCATGTAATCCAAGCAACTAATGCCTGAAATATACCAGCGGCCCATCTCTTTACCAAACTTAGCAAAATTTTCTCTATAATGTACCTGACCGACAGGAGAAAGTTGTCTGATAAAGTCTTCACCAAGTAGGTTCTTAGCGCGGTTAATGATATAGGGAACGTCGAACTGTTCCGTGTTCCAGCCCGTCAAGATATCCGGAGGATCTTTCTTCCAGAAGTTAACAAACCTTTCGAATAACTCTCCTTCAGTCTTACAGCAATAGTAAGTTACGTTATCGAGCTTTGGTTTGTAATCTTCTCTTAGACCCCAGGTATGAATTTTACCTGTAAGTGTGTCAAGAATAGTTATAAGATTTACCGGATCTTTAGCGTATTTTGGAATAGGAAATGCACCGGGTGAGTAAGTCTCGATATCAATAAAGAAGACCTTAAGAGGGAATTGACTAAATTCGGGTTTATGAACTTCATCTTTAAACCTATCTACCAAAAACTGTTGATCGACAGATAAGTTACCGAACAATTTCGGGTTCTTAGTTTCTGTAACAAATTTAGTACGTTCAAACGTATTACGAAAGTAATGCTTCTTTAGAGGTGTCTTAAAGATAGAAGTAGCATCTTTGCTATCTTTATGTTCAGTAAAAAGATAGGGTGTGAACGGAACTTCAGTATCAATTCTTGCACCGTCTTCAGTCCAAGTTCTAAGATATACAGTTCCTTCTCGTGGGTTATATGAAGCGTTTCTATACACTACTACCTATTGTATTATGACCTAGGATTAGTCTCAAGCAAATATTTACGTTCAGGAGAACCGTAGGGTGTAAAATAAGCCTCATAGTGTTTCATGAGGTTCTTTTCATCTTCAAGCCAGAAGTTATCGGCATATGCACGAGCTTTCTTGCAAAAATCGGCATATGTATGCTGATTTTTTGTAGCAGTTTTAATGCAATCAATAAATTCGTTAGCATTTGTGTACTTAAGTTTAGCGTCTTTATATGTGCACATATCAGGACATACACAAGGTATACCTAAAGCTGCTGCTTCAAGAAGTTTAATGTTTGATTTTGCTCTATTAAAGTTATTGTCTTGAAGAGCAGCAAAAGTTAATTGTGTTCCTGATTCTGCCATAGTGCCAGGGAATTCTGGAAGAGGTGCCCATTGATGAAATTCAATTTCACCTCTATCGATATACGGTTTTAATGGCAACGGATAGCAACCGTAAAATCTCCATTTAAAGTCTTTTCTTGTTTTAATAACAGCAGGTACCACCATTTCAAAATCATCCTTTTGACCGGTGCGATTTGTTACATCGACGTGAGTACCGGATGCAAAAATTGATACAATAGGTTTCTTTTTATTCTTTTCAAAATTTTTAACGAGTCTGTCAAGGTTGTAATAACGATCAAACCACCAACGAGAGAGATAATTAGGAATAACTGTTGTTTTCTTAACACCCATCTTTTCGTTAAAATAATCTTTCATAAAGTCACAGGTAACTGTAACCTCATCGCACATACTAAGAATTTCTAAAATAGAATTACGAATCTCGTCATCCACAAAAGCATCCTTGTTGCGATTATAATCAGGTATGTCTTCTCTAAAGACAATATCATCGATTTCGTAAATAAGTTTAAATCCACCATCAGGTAACTGGCTCGAGACCTGTTTTAACATCTTAACAAAGTCTCTTTGAATAGGTGTTGCCTGACGCTGAATCTTAACGGCTTTAACTCCAGCGTAAAATCTCGGATCAAGAACCATTGTAGTAAGTTCAAGCATTACAGCCTTTTGATAAAGATTGAGCATCAAGTTAGGTGCCATACAACGATACCAAGAACAGCCACCATAGTCGGCAAGATAGTTAATAGCTCTTGGTAACCCTTGTCCGGGGATCTCAGGTGGCGGCAACCCCGGGCCTTGTTGTGTTTGTAAAACTTGTGTTGTAGAGGGAATAAAAGGGGGTAGACCGATAGGTGCTCCCATTAAGTGTGAAATGCCTGATTGCTGTACAAGGAACTGTGACATAAAGTTATTCTAATAAATAAGTAAAATTGTTACGCTTTTCCAGAAATATAGTGTTATCTATTTTTTCAGTAATAGTGGTGCCACGATGAGTTATAATATAACAGTTTTCATTATGCTTTTGTGCTCTTTCGCGAAGTACATCTAATACTAATTCCACGCCTTTATCATCAAGAGAAGAATCAAGCAATTCGTCATAAAAGATAGTCGAGAAGTGAACATCTCCTTGCATTCTACGAATATCTAAGAAAGAGAATAAGCAAGCTAAATCGATCCTTTTACGCTCACCACCTGAGAAGTTAAAGTATGATTTTAATTCGCTTTTTTCATCGGTAATTTGCTCATCAAAGAATTCATCAAATTGACACAAGCAATTAGCATGTAGTTTATCGAGGTAATAAGCCATTCGTCCGTTAAGAACAGCTAAGATCTTCTTGACAATATACGATTTAACACCTTCTTCGGACACTACAAACTTAACACACTCAAGAACATTACAATCATGATCGAGTTTTTCCAGTTCTTGTTTACCGGTTTTAAGTTTTTCTTCTAATTCTTTCACAACTGTTTCTAAAGCATCGTTAGTTTGTTTTCTAACATCTTCAATTTCTTTTAAAATAGCTTGAATATTTTCGCTAATTAGACCAATTTTTGTTTCAATGTTTTTATTACTGTTTAAAACATCTCTTACTACATTCTTCTTATCTTGAATATCTTTAAGTTCTTTTTCTTTCTTTGTTTGATCAGAGTTAACTTTATCAAGTTGTTTTTGAGCTGTAGTTAATTCTTTATTAAAATCTTTAAGCTTTATATTAAGCTCTTTTTTGTTAGCTTCTTTATGTTTAAGATCGTCGTCAGAATAAGCTCTCTTACACGTTGTACAAATAGCACCGACCTTTTCGATCTCTTTTAATTGATCTTCAACGTGATTAATTTTACTCTTAATGTCTGCAAGGGCTTGGTAGGCCTGCTTATACTCTTTTTGAATATTAACTAATTCGTCTTTACAGGTCTGTTCTTTTTCGTCAAGCTTTTGCATAACATCATCAGGAAGCTGCTTAATTTGTTTTACAAGCTCATCGACTTTAACTTTATTTTCATCAATACGCTTTTCAAGCTCGGCAATTTTTTTCTTTTTATTTTCTTCAAAAGTATCAAGCTGCTCTTTATTGAAGTTATAACCCTTTTCAATGCCTTCTACTTTAGCAAAAAGCACTTCATAGTCTTTTTTAAGTATATTATGTTCTTCTCTAGCCTTAGAAAGCATTTCGGAGAAGATCTCAAGACTAAGAATACTTTCAATAAATTTACGTTTATCAATCTTAGACTGAGCCATAAAGGGTACAGTGTTATTGATAGTCATAATGACAGAATTTTGAAAGATTTTACCGTTTGATAGAACAAGTTTTTGAATATACTCGTTTGTCTTAGCCATTGTTGAGCGAGTGATATCTTCCCCGTTTTTTGTCATATGGCATTTAGTAGGATTGATTGTACGGGTGATTCGATACTTTGATAAACCGTTACCGTTTTCAATATCAATATCCAAAACTACTTCGCATTTTTTCTTAGTGAAAGAATTAACTATTAAATCTTTTGATAGTTCCCGGATTGTTGTTCCAAAAAGAGCAAAATAAAGGGCATCGGCAATAGTGGATTTACCTACTCCGTTCTTAGAATCTTCTTTGTCGTAATTGGTTCCAGTAATAACATTTACGCCAGGCTGAAAATTAATAGTCACCGGTGTTTCCCCGACAGAAAGGAAGTTCTTAATGCAAAGAGATTTAAAATTAACTAAACGCACTATTTACAGTATAGAGGATTTACCAATAACATCCACCTTCAATATTTTTAAATTTTTCTGGAGTTTCATTTATAGATGGGCGTGTCCAGTGTTCATTATAAAATATTTTTCCAATATTTCCACCATCCCATCTTCCTCCCTTTATACCAAAAAGTAACTGCAAAGGTCCTCCGAGATGAATACCTTTTTTACCACTCTTACGAGCATGGGCTATTAAAGGTAAAGAAGATGCTCCAGTACCTGTTAATACAACATCGTAGTCTAAATTATTCATTTGTTCTTTAATATCATTAACCATCTCTATCCAAGAACTATATTTACTTGGTTTATCTATACCCGGGGAATGTTGATGTTGTATTGTTAGAAGTTCAAAGTCCGGTAATAAACGAGTGTCTTTCCAAATTTTATCTTTAATTTTATACTGTTGTTTTATTGTTTCTGTAAAAGGTGAAATTACTAAAACCTTTTTATCTTTTAAATGTTCAGTCCACGGTGCACCAAAATAAAAAGGCTCAAGACTTTGTAAGTCTATTAATTCGCAATTTGAAGAATTCTTTTTTATAAAACGAGCTTCAAAGTCTAAATTAAACATAGACCACCAAGCTAAACAGTCAATGTGTGGTAGGCTATCTACTATTTCATTAATAAATTCAATACGTGCTTGTTCAGTTTGTGGAAATACCCCGGTGTTTTTGTATGTTTCCTCTATAACATTTGGCGCCCATTGTACAGGTCGATTTTTATGTTGAAAATAAAAATAGTTATAAATACATAGTAGTTCGCAGTTACCAATTTTGCCAGCTGCAAACGGTTTATTATCTTTAAATTTTTTATAAAGATAAAACGAGCCGGAAATTAAATCTTTTTTTTGAAAGTTCATTTTTTATCGTAACTGTATTTAAAATTTCTGCTACTTGCATTAGTAAAAGTATGATTTTCTTGAGATGCATCTAATGTATCAGGGAATTCAAACTCCATATATTTGTCAATATAGTGTATATCCAAATTATGTCTTTCACAATTCACCTTCATGATTGTTTCGGGATGTATAATATTTTTATTAAGATATTCAGTTAAATGTAAAAAAGTATCTGCATATTTGTCGTATATAGAAGGATTTGCTATTGCAAATAGGTCCGTTACTCCCTCAAACCCCCAACATCCAGGAACAATAAGCTTGTTGTTTAGCGCATACTCAAAATCAATTTGAGGTATACTGCTTTTATAAAAGCAATCTGTTCTACTTCGTATTATGATATCATATTGTATATTAGTTTTTTTTCTAAGCTCGTTACACATATATATGTTGTAATACATTGAACAAACGTTAATTTTTTTGTCCCAATTTAGTGGAAGAGCGTTTACAATTTCGGTGTAGAAATTATTATCGTTTATAACAAAGTCTTTTGGTCTATATAAACTTAAAAAATCTTTATAATTTTGTTCTTTCCCTTCGACGTTCTCCGCACCATAAAAAAATATATCACAATCTAGTTTTGATAAAATATATTTTTTTGTATAAGGGTACGTTTCCTTAAAACATCTTAAACCACCTGAAAAACAAATAGCAACTTTCATATATTAATATTGTATTATATAATCACTGCAAATACCATAACACATATTTACATCACCGTTGATACCCTTTTCAGGTATCACGCAGATACTTTGTTCAATGAGAGGTGAGTTAATATTACACCAAATATAACCATGACTTGTTAAAGTGTATACATCTTTATCATGCCAAAAGCAGTTTATTTTTTTATTTTTTCTAAGTTCAAATAAAGCTTCTTTATTTTTTGCGTGGCACCATAAGTTACCATTTAACAAGAAATTGTAGTCAATTTTATATTGAGGTTTGTCATGCCCTAAAAACCATTCATTATTAATATACCATATATCTATTTCTGTATCAAACCCTTCTTTTATAGCCTGGTTAATATATTCTGGGTTATTTTCACTATCCGGTTTTGAACCGTTTAAATTGCCCCGATGGGAAATTAATTTCATTGTTAATTTTTATAATTTTCTAAAAATGTTTTAAGGTCTTCTGGTGTACCAATACCCCACATTTTATTAACATTAAATGTTTTAATTTTTTTATTATCAATAATCGCCTCATTAAAAACCGGGCAAACATAAAATTCATTGTTAACGCGAATGTTTTTGCTAATCATTTGTTCAGCGTAGTGTACGAAGTCTTTTCCATGCTTCCAAAAATAAATACCTACTGTAGCAATATTTGATATTGGATTTTTTTCAGCTACTTCAGTAACAAAACCCTGTTCATTAATTTTAGCATAGGACCATTTAGGGTGAGTGGATGTAAACGATAAAATACCTCCGTCTAAATTTTGTTCATGCATTTTATACATAAACTCATTTGAATTCCATTCTACAAATTGATCTGAATTCGCAAGTATTAAAGGATTTTCATTATTAATAAACTCTTTAGCTAAAAGAACAGTACAAGCTGCTCCTTCTGTTAAACCGTCTGTTTCAACTATTTTACAGTTTGGTGCAATTAAACTTAAAACCGAATCAAGATTATATTTTACTCTATGTTCTTTGCGCACTACAAAAATAAAATTAGCATCAATATTTAAATTTTCTACAATAGTTTGTATCATCGGTCTTCCGTTAACATCTATGAGAGGTTTGGGGAATGTATAACCTGCCTGTTCAAAACGGGACCCTGCTCCTGCCATGGGTATTAACACATTTAATTTATCATCTTGCCATTTTGGTATTAGGTGCATACTGTTGTCAGATATATATTTTAATTTAAATTTTTCATATGTCAAATCGTTTGTATTTTTTACTCTAAAAATACTAGCTCTGGTGCGTGACGCACCCAATAGCCCGGGAGGAGAATCCTCTATAATTAAAGTTTCTTCTGGTAAAACTCCTGCTTGGGCCATTGCTTTCCAATACATTTCTGGGTGTGGTTTTGAATGTTTTACGTCTTCATTAGAAATAATAAAATTAAAATACTCTATAATGTTTAATTTCGAGAGTGCCAATAAAACAGAACGTTTAATAGAATTTGAACAACACGCTATTAAAACATTTTCGTTTTTTAAAAATTCGAAAATTTTTATAAGTTCGTTATTAGGTGCAATTTTTCGAAATTCTTGAAGAGTTGTTTCTTGTTTTTCGTTCCAAATTTTTTTATGAAGTTCTTTTTTAAGTTGTTTGTTTGAAGTTAGCAAGTCGAGTTTTTGATATGTTTTTAAACCATCGTAGGTATGTAAATGTTCTTCTAAAGAGATAATAAATTCTTTTCCAGCACAATTTGCAATAGCATTGTTAAGGGCGCTGTAATGTATGTGTTTGGCGTCTACTAAGACACCATCTAGATCAAATATTACTAATTTATATTTCATCCTTTATGAATATTTACATATAACTCTGAATTATTACAACAATAAATAGGTGTTTTACTATAATGTAAATGTGTAGTTAAAATGCGTTCTCCGACCATAGAAGGTGGTTTGTAAGTTGCCCAATAAAATTCTAATAAATCAAACAAACCGCTGTATATATTCATGAGTTTACTGCTTCCTAAAGCAAACTGATCGTTGCAAATTGATATATTATCAAACATAGTTTGACCTAGACCGTAATAATAGATTTTATTTTTGTCGATTAAAGAAAAATTGAGGTTGTTCTGTAAAATGAGATCTGTTCGGGCTCGAATAACTAAATCATATTCAAAATTATTTTCATTTTCATACGCACATTTTAAATTGTTAGCTTGTTTAATAGAGTAAAACATCGATAAAACGTTGTTAGGAGCTATTAATTCAAAATTAGCGCCTTTAAATGGTTCCAACGAAAATTGCTTTGGAGGCTCAAAAAAAGTTTTTTTTGGTTTGTATAGCTCAATTACTTTTTTATCAGCATCTTTTTCCCATTTATGAGATCGATTATAAGGTATACAAAAATCTATATTTGTATCAATTAGCTTTTCGTCAAACCAAATATGAGCAAAAACATCAACGTTATATTTTGATATAAAATTTTTAAATAGGGCGTCAAAACCTATTTCTAAGTAACGAGGCTGTCCTGATAAACATAATGCTATTTTCATAATGCATCTATAAAAACGGTTTTAAACTTTTGCATAACTGTTTCAGGTGCAAAGTCTTTGTATGCATTCCAGTCTTTGTCAGGTTGAGGTGTAAAGTTATGAAAAATATTCATAAGCGTATGGCTATCTGTATAATATATTCCCTTGTCTTTTAAAGTAAAAATATGATTTTTTTCGGGAGAGTTATAATATGTTATAATAGGTTTATTACATATTGAAAATTCCGATACTGCTGCTCCGAATGATTCTCCTTCAAGACGAGAGTGTATCATTGCATCACACGTATTAATAAACATTCTTTTATACTCTAAGTCAGCAAAAGGCTCATGAAAAATAATTCTTTCATGTTCACAGAAACGCGGAACATTTGCTAATAAAAAATAAACATTATTTTTACTGTTTACAAAATTTTGTATAGTGTGGTTAACAAAATCAATATTCCATGACCCGTCGTTACCAGTTCGGCCAAATACTATTGCATCTTCAGGTATATTAAATTTATTACGTAAATTGATATTTGTTTCCGGTAAATGAACCATATATGGCACAAATGAATGTTTATTTTGGGATATTGCTTGACTTAACCATTCGCTCACATACGCGTAAACTAAACCATGAGGGTCATTTTGACATCCAACCACATGTATAAACATAGGTACATTATTAACATATCTCCCATCATTGCGCAAACCGCATTTTTGTATATAAAGTGCATCTATTTTAAGATCAGCACAATATTTTTCGAGTGCTGACATGTTTTCTTTCCCGTCTAATTCAATAACTTCTAAATGCTTTTTAAATTTTTCTTTTGCTTTTGGATGTGTGCGGTGGTCGTTTTTATCGCAGAAAAAGTACGATTTATTACCTAGTATTTTTTCATTATAAAACGCATAATCAAAACAACTTACCCCCGTCCCTAAAATATCTAAATGTGGCAAATAAAACCCAATTTTTTTCATACAATATATTTGTAAAAATTATCTCCGCAAACTTTTTGCAAAAAGGTAAACCTTTTTTTACTCATTAAATCGTGCAGTGGTGCAGGGTCATAATTACATTCTAAGCTAATTAAATCAAAACTATTTTTTGTAAAATCTATACCTTCTATAACGCTAATTTCGCTTCCTTCAGTATCAATTGATAGATAATCTACATGTTGAATATTATGTTCTTGTAAAACATCTGTGAGTTTTTTACATTTTATTTTTAAGGTAGTAACTTTGTCCCCGTGTTGTTGTGTTTCTCTTTGAATCCTTTGTACATGTTGTGGATCATATTTAGATACAAGCCCGCTTAACATTTCAGCATAACCTTCTATAGACATAAAGTCAAGATCATCATTACTATCGCTTATAGCAATATTTAAATTTATTGATTTTCTATTTTTATTAAGTTTTTCATACGCAACAGGGTGAGGTTCTATACATAACCCCGTCCAATTGTAATTTAATTCAAAACACAAGGAATTACTCCATGTAATACCATCGTTTGCGCCTATATCTACATACACACCATTTACTTTTCCATTAAAGTACTGAGCTGCAAAATCAGAAGGCTGAGGTCTCGGTACATTACCATCGCTATATAAATTCCGGTATTTTATATCTGTATATACATCAATCATAATATTAACTTAATTTGATTTTTAATTTTAATCAAAAAATTTATAGGGTAATTTGAATCTGTAAATAGCGGCTCATTTTTAATTTGTTGATATAATGAAGGTGTATTTTCAATTTCTAAAATCGCATTAACATATTCATCTATGGTAGAGTAATCGTTTAAATTTAAAAAACATTTTTTATTAAAATCTTCTTCACATCGTTTATCTGTATAATAAAGCGGTATACATCCTGCCGCCTTAGCATGAATTATTTTTTCAGTGTAGTATCCTGGATATGTGCCATTTTCAAAACAAATGTTAAAACGATAATTTGATAATAAGTTTATTTTATTATCTTCTCCGTAAAACCAAGTATTGTTTTTAAAGACATGTCCAAAACCGTGTACCCCTTTTTTGGGATTTAATGTTTTTAATAGTTCTTCTCGACGATTAGCAAGATGATTGTTAACTATAACACAAAATTGAGGTTTATCTTTATTAAAAAAATGATTTTTTTCTGGTTCAGTTAAATACTCGAGTGGTACGACGTATTGAGGATTGCCATAATTTTTTTTATTAAAAAAATCTATTTGAAGTAGCCATAGTGGTATGCGAATATTTTTACCGTTGTAATCTTCAAAATCAAACGTAAAAGAATAATCGCAATCGGTGTAATTTGGTCGTTTGTTTTCTCCTGTGTAAAAAATTTTTTTTGTTTTTGAGCGGTTGGTGTTATGGTGCTGATTTCCGAAACACGAATAAATTAAAACATCTGTACTATCTGATAGTGGTATTATTTCAATATCATAAAGGGTTTTAAATAAATCAGTGAAAAAATTATTATGTGGGTCTACTCCATCCCAAAAGTCAGAAAAAGACAATTTCATATTATTGATTGTTGAGAGACCCTTTAAATTTTCCTCCGTGAGAGCCTTGATGTATGCCCGGTTCACCGTAACAAGATTTTAAATTTTCTATTCGAATAATATCATTAATTTTAAAATCAGTTGCCATTTGATTAGAATTAAAATGCTTTAACATTGTATTTGCTGTTTGTATGGTAGTTATATAGCAGTGTGTACATCTTGTTAAAAACCCTGGTTCCCAATAAACCTTTTTGTCGGGAATAATAGAACTAGGTTTAATATCGCAACATATACCTAAAAAAAGCAAATCCCCTTTTAACTCTTCAAATTCTTGTAAACAATCTTTTAAATGTTCATTAAAATTATCAGGTAAAATTGCATCATCTTCTATAATAACTGCATATTTATAATTGTTTTGTATTTGTTGTTCAAAACAATACTGATGTTTCAAATATAAAGAATATTCTCCTAAATTGCGGAAACGAGAATTTTCTGGTTTTGTTAAAGTTTCGGGTAAAAAATCAGTTACCCATTCAACGTTTAAATTAAGAAAAGAAAATCGTTCTTGCAAAAAAGAATAACGATCGGTTAATGGTAGGTGATGTAAACAGAAAAATTTTATGTCGAGCATATTAAATCTCTATAGTGGGAAAATGTAGCTTTGTTTGATGCTTTATTAAGAATAGTTTCATAACTCGAATCTAATAACTCAATTGTGACATCGTTAAATGAATTAACAATTAGTATAGGCAATTCATAAAAATATTCCATAGCAATATTTTTTTCTATAATCGGTATAACCCCTAAATATATTGCTTCCCATATTCTATGGCAATCAACACTATTACCCGGCGGGGAAATAACATACTTATAACTTTTAAGTTTTGTTAGGTAATCTTTAAAAGAGAGTTTATGTGTTTCAATATCAATAAAAGGTTTATTTTTAATGGTGTCGAGAATTTGTGTTCTTTTATTGTAATTAGTTGATACTTCAAAGTTGCTATAACATAAATGTGTTTTAGGTATCTCTGTGTTTATAACTTCTAATAAAATATCTTTATTACCGTGAGGCCATTTTTCGTTTGCTATACCTATAGGTACTGGCTGAAGCTTTGAATGCTGAATTTGACAATTCATACCGTACCATTTTATAAGTCGTTTATCTTCTAATAAGTCTAAATTACCGGAAGGACAAGGTCTATCTGCATTATGTGTAATAAGCTTAAACTGATAGCCTATTTGAGATAAAACCTTTTGCTTAAAAAGTTCTATCCAGTCAGTTTTGAGAAAAATAATTTTAGGTTTTTTAGATATATCTATATAAGTTTTATCTTCATCAAGATAATCATCACAAATGCGTTTAAAACTATCTCCAGAAATTATTTCTTCTTTAGTCATTTACAAATTTTTTTAATTTTTTAGAGTGTATATGCAAATTGAGAATAGGTATTTTTTTATTGTTAAAAATAATATATGGCCTATTTTCAAATATAATTTGTATTGTTTTTTTAGCAATTTCTTGGCCAACATAGTGGTGTTGACCATACCATCCTTTTTCATCCCCGTTATTCGTACCACCTAGATATTGTCCATACGAAGCTCCATCAAATAATACATTCAGTTTATCAAAATTGTCATTACCGGTACCTAACGGTAAAATAGGTAAATAGTCTATAACACCTTTTGTATGGGTGTGAATAAGATCTATTAAAATCATTTCTGAAAGATGATCGTACTGTGTAAATGTTCTTACGATATTTTGTCCTTTTGCAAATAAGCTCTCGAGACGATTAATAAACTGTTCAAAATTTGTAAGAGAGTTACAATAAACAAATCCTGCTGAACTACAAAATGGACCAACTCTTGTAAAATATAAGGAAGGAGGTAATTGTTTTAATTCTTTTAAATCAGAATATATGAGGTTATCGTACTCTAAATGAATAAACTCATTAATATGGTTTTGTTTACAAAAAAGAAAAACAACGTAAAGCCGCAAAAGTGTAGTTAGCCAAAACGGGTCATTATAAAGAGATGGAAACCCCTTTTTGCATTTTTGATAAAATGATTCTAATTCTACTTCAAAATTATTTTTTATATCAGCATTAGTTATTAGTATCGGCGTTTCTTTTAAAAACTTTTTACTTTGTTGAAGACTTATTTGCGCAAATTCTGGTACACCTGTATAGGTGTAGTTAGAGGAATTTAATTCTTTTGAAAAAGAAAAATCGTTAGGGTTAAGATGTACGTATATAGATTTCATATCTTCCAAGAGTGAAGAGATAATATAGATTTATCGGAATTTTTATTTAGTTCAATTGTAGAAACAATGTCTTGTTTTGTCCAGGTTTGACCTTGGTTCAAATCTCTTCCGCTATTTTGTTGTTCTAAATGCTTAAAAACATATAAATTGGGGTAGAATGTATTACAGAAATTAGCGTAAGTTTCATACTCTGAAAAATGAAATGCAACGTTAGTTTTTGGGCCAATAATCTTTAATAATTCGGTAGGAGATTTAATACCAGTATGGTTTAAAAACGTCTGAATAATATTTTTATTGAAGAGTCCTAAATCACCAATACCGGTATGTTCAAGAGATTTATCGAGATTAAAGAACTTCTTATTAAAAAGAAAATAAGGAAAGTGATTTTGCTTCCAGCCATAATACCAAATTGGAAGTTCTTTTTCAAAAAGAGGAAGATCTTTTATAATAATAGTATCTGCATCTAAAGCAAAATAGTATTCTGATTCACTTTGATTAAAAAATAGTTTTAAAAATTGTTGATATGTCCAGTTTGGTCGAAAAGAAATAAATGATTTATCGGGTACGTCTAAAACATCTTTGTCATTGATATATATAATATTATTATCGGTTATTTTATTAGTAATAGTATGTGGGGAGCAAACAAATATTTTTTTGTGTTTGAGATGTTTATTAGCGTACCCAATAACATAAGGGAGTTTTATTTCGTCTTTTGGAGCAACTGGTATAAAGAGATCGTAGTCTTGTTTTGTAGTTACTTGTAATTTGTCAAAGTTATTACTGACAAGCTGTATTTGATTTAATTGACCGAAATGTTGTTTTTCTAGTTCTGCTTCATTTAGAAATGGTTGATACCATTTGCAGTTATTTACTGTAGGTCGTTTAAGAAGTATATTTTGTACATAGCTAAACCACATATGACCTATTATCATATTACGTTTAAAGATGTCTTCATTATAGTAATTTTCAATTGTTTTATCATTCGATGTACTGCTATGCTCAATATGAAAGCACACTGGGGGTAACTTGTTAATGTTTTTACATTTACACAATAAATTAAACATTGTAGCAAAATATGTATCCCAATAGAAACGTCCTAAAATTAAATCTTCAAAGCTATTACGAATTTTAAACCATGTTTCTTTTTTAACTAAAAAAGCATCGAATCCATGTACAGAGTACGATTCAAGCTTTGGAATATCGCTTAAAGAGTCTATATCAAAAATATGCATTCTTGATATAGGGTAACATTCAATACCACTTTCTATTTCTTTAAAGATTCTATTAGATAAAATAATATCGTTGTTTAAGAAAAGAAAATAATCACAATCTGTATTAGCTAATACGTCAAAAATTTCTTTAACGGACGGTAATTCTTTTTTATTGTTATCAATTTCTTGTTTGCGGAGATTATATTCGTTTATTAGCCCTTCATGTTGAAAGTAATCATGAATTAAATTGTTAGATTTTTTTGTGAGTTTATTAAGTGTGGTGAAGTTTTTATACTGAATATTTTCGTTTTCAAAACAAACATTATATAAAGTTATGTTATCATTTTTAATCTTTAAAAGAGAATCAATACAAAACTTTTCTCTTTTTTCGAGATCTTTATACTCTTTAAATCCGTTAATGCCTATAGAAATTTTCATAGTTTAAGTTTTTTTAATTTAGCAATTACTTCTTCTTTTTGAGTATCAGGTATCTGATTAACCATCAATCCATGTTTTTGAATAAAATATTGCCACTCTTTTTGTATTCTTTGTTCTCTAGATCCGTCAGGCCTATTACCTTGCAATCTCGAAACAGCATTTGGGTTGTTTTGTATCAAATTATCTGAATTAGTAATGTCAGCAAACCACCAAAATGGAGCTGCATAGTCTTGTTGGGCCTCTCTATAAGCCATATCAATGTCCCAGGGATCTCGGTAATTAGTATCGTATAGTCCCACTTTTTCATAACAAGATCTGTGATGATAGGTAAACTCATTACACATATTTTGAAAGAACGATATACTAATGTTATTTTTATACTCTACTGTAAGTCGAGGTGTTCGTTTACCGGGTATACCTGATTCCCAAGACGTTGAGACAAAAGAGAAGTATTTCAATCCCGATTCTTTAAAAGCTTGTATATATTTGTCAAAGATGTCAGCGGACTTTAGAATCATATCATCTTCAATAATAAAGATATGTTCGCAGTTTCGTTGAAGTAAAAAGTTTACACAGTCATTTCTACATACAGATGGATAAACGTTTTCAATATGTTGTATCCAGTTACTGGTATATTTGTTTTTGTATGGTTCTCCGCCATTAACAGTTACTAAAACATCAATTTTATCTAAAGGTAAAGAACTATAAAGAGTATCATAGTACTCTTCAGAATTATACGTTGTTATACCAACTCCTATCTTACCCTTGTCCATACTGTTTTTTAATCTGTTTTATAGTGTTTATAGTTTCTTCTTTAAAAGCTACTGTTGCATGTGGATTACGAACATCAAATCCGTTTTTTTTAGCAAAATAATTAGCTGCTTTATGAAAGTTTTCAATCCATTTCTGATCTCTGCGAATTTCAGAACCAGAATGTGCTCTGTCAATTTCTTCAATATATTTGTTACTATCTGCAATGTCAGCAAACCAACGGAACGGGGGATGCATGCCGGCTTTAATAATTTGTTGAGTGTGACAGACATGCTCTAAAGCATTATAATAAAATTCATCCATGAGACCAACTTCTTCAACACACTTTTTTGTATACATTGAAAATGCACCATAGACATTAGGGTACAAACAAACTGAAACTGTTGGTGAATAATCTAGTTTTAAACGCACTGCAGGAGAACCGTCTGGTAGGTAGTTGTCAACACCGTGAAAAGCAAAATTAAAATGCTGAATACCAGATAGTTTTGAAGCTTCTACATACTTTTCAAAAACTGTTTTATCTTTAATAACAATGTCATCCTCTAGAAGAAAAATATAATCGTTGTCTTTGAGATATTTCAAAGCTTGGTTTTTAGCTTTACCGACTCCTTGTTTAGAAGGGGTGTTATTATGTGTTTTTAATCTTCCGCCGTTAATTTGTTTTTCACCGTCATTAATAATATAAAAATCAGAAACAGTAATACCCTCTAAAGACTTGACTAACTTTTTCAAATAATCAGGTCTGTCACAAGTAATAATTCCCAGGCCAATTTTAGTGCTCATTTACAGTTTGTGAAATACGATATAGATCAATACATTTATCAAGAATATCTTTTTTAGGCACGGGTGTATCTAGAAGGTTAATAAATTCATGCAATGCTGTATCTATGTCAATTGATACTTCGTTAAGTTCAGTTGCTGATAACTGAACTGCTTCAAAGATGTTAAAATCTGTTCTAACATGCTTGGGTTTGTATTGACCGAACTTTGAAAGCATTACGTTAAGAATTTGCTCGTTAACATTTCGGTCAACGCAGAGACTAACAAAGTTATTTTGTAGTTCTGTTGAAATGTTTTCTAAAGCAATTTTACCATCTAAAAGCTCTGAAATTTTAATTTTTTTATGCTTGGGTGTTATATTATTCTCAACAAGCTCGAGTGAAAGGTCATCAGTATCAAGAATAGTAAATCCTTTTACTTGATCCCTATCACCAAAGTCAAGTTCGTGAGGGGACCCAAGATAGATAATGGATTTACCGTTTGTATACTTTCTGTGATCTCGGCAATGAAAGTGACCTGTAATAACAAGCTTTGTCTTATCGAGTAATGATTCACTTTCAACACCGTGATCACAGACTTTATGGGCGTTCATTTTGAAGTTAAGAATCTCAAAATGCCCGATAACTACATCACATGGCGGAATTTCTTCTACAGGTACACCCCACGGACAAAAACAAAACACTTTACCGTTTAATGTAACAGTTTTAAGGTCTTTAAAGACAGTTACATTTTTATAACCATCAAGAATGGAGATAGAGTTAATATCAGATTTATCTTTGTAGTAACAGTCATGATTACCAGTAATAGCTAAAATATTGTAGTTCTTTAAAATATCAAAGAACTCATATGCACAGTGAATAGTGTTGACACCAATTTCATGCCTATTGTGGAATATATCTCCAGCAATAATAATATCTTTAATGCCGTGAAGCTTAAGCTCTTTATCAAACCATTTAGCAAAATCTATAGCAATATTGTGCCAGGTTTGTGCGTTTTGATGAACACCTAAATGGATATCAGATATACAAGCTACTTTATTAGAACTAAACTGCATTATGCGTTTTCCGGACGAAAAGAATCATCATACTCGGTATCAAATTTCGAATTCTTTTGAAAGGGGATTTGACCGGATTCAGTAAGAAGGGAATAAACTTCATTCTGATAACGATGAATTGTATCGTGTTCTTTCTTTTCTTTCTTAATACGGTTTTGAAATGCCCGATAAGCAACTTTGGTAAAATACGAGAACGGATTATAGCCGGAATTACACTTAAAACGTTTACGGGTCAAAGCTGTAATCATTTTAATAATTGCATCTCCA